ACATAGTGAAGACACGGCTGAAAACGTTGAAAAAGCAATACTTGACAAGCTAGGAGAAAAGAGTATAAAATGGGAGTATCTCGGAAACAACTATAATAACGAGATAAATCGAATAACTTATGAGGAGGTTATTGATGATACAAGACCTATACAAACAAAAAAGGTCCTTGGAGTTGAAGTGGCAACAGGAGCATCTAGATAATAATAGATATACTCTTGAGATGGTTAAGATTGATGACAAAGTAAAAAGAGTTATCACTGACATCAAGCTGGAAGAAGCAGCTATTGCACATAGACAGAATCAAATTGATGATGTTGCTCCACAAGTTTCTGTAGCTACTTAATAAAAAAGCTACATCGTTGGAAAACACTCTCCGCACTATAAGCTCTCTTGCACTCTACTAAAAACTATTGTATATTTATCACACTATACTTAACAAAGAATATCGACGCGTATAGTCGACTAGCCTAGAGACGGTATTCTTTTATACTAGGAGGAATATATCATGGCACAAACAAAAACATCTTTTCAAGGAAAGATAAGAAGTTATGGTGGAACTAATAAAGGCGACGCATCACCGGGAGTAGCAGTACTTTCAGTAATGTTTTCTTTTAACCCAGTTACCGCTGCAAACACAGATGGAACAACTAACGTAAAAATAGGAACTTCTGCAACTACAGGTGAAGATTTGATTTTACCTAAAGGTGCAATTCCAATTTCTATAACTACAAGAGCTGTTGCAACAGGTGGAACAAACCCTACTGTTGACATTGGTTGTTTAGCACACTCAGATGGTGCTGGTGGAACTACAGCTGCAGATCCAGATGGATTATTTAATGAAGTAGATGCGGATGCAAATAACACACAAACTATTGCTGCAGGCGCTTTAGTAACTACTGCTGGATTAACAGCGAATGCGACTGTTACTGGTAATGTAGGCTCTTCAGCTGCAACTGGTGGAACTTACACTGGTGTTTTAACATACTACTGTGTTGATGACGGTAAGGAAACTTATCCACAATTAACTTAATATAATTTTTATGTGGTCCTACGGGACCACATAATTTAAAAGGAGAATATATATGTCAGGCGGCGGATCTTTTTCAAGCGATCAAACAACCATAAATATGGCTACAGTTGGAGCTGATACTCTTGCTCATACAGGAAGAATAAGAATTACTTCTATTCAGGGTGAAGGTATTGCTGGATCAACAATTAAATTTTTTGATTCTGCAGATGCAACAACACCAGGAACAGCAAAAGCTATTTACAATTACAATACTGAGGGACTAGAAGTTTATGTTCCAGGTTCTGGTATTTTGTTTAAAAATGGACTTGTTTATAACTTAGCAGGAGCAGGCGGAAGCGTTACTATAACGATTACGGGTGCATAGAAATTTACATGGCGACTATTACTTATACAGTTACGGTTGCAACTGGTACTAACCAATATGGTACAGGAAATAAATACTATATTAATGGTACGGTTAGCCCTACTATTCAGTTACAAGAAGGTAATACTTATATCTTTGATACTTCTGATAGTACAAACCTTACTCACATTTTTGCATTTTCTACAAATCCAAATAACTCACCAGCGGCAGCTTACACAACAGGTGTAACTACTACAGGAGTATCTGGAAATGCAGGATCAAAAACTACTATTATTGTAGGAAATACAACTACAACTGCAGATCAAACAGTACCTCCATTATTTTATTATTGTACAGCTCACGCTGGTATGGGTGGTTCTGCACCTACAATTACTCAATCTTCTGGAGTATCTAATAAATTCAATCCACCAATTGATGACATTATTGAAGAAGCTTTTGAAAGAACAAATATTAAAGGAACTAGAACAGGTTATCAATTAAGATCTGCAAGAAGATCTTTAAATATAATGTTTCAAGAATGGGAAAACAGAGGTGTTCATTTATGGAAAGTAAAATTAGCTAAAGTACCTTTAATTTTAGGTCAAGCAGAATATAGTTTTGCAACAGACTCAATTAATTTTCCAAGTGATATGAGTGAAATTTTAGAAGCATATTATAGAAATAATACTACAACAACTAATCCTGCTGATATTGCATTAACACAAATTAGTAGATCACAATATAATGCAACACCAAATAAATTAACACAAGGAACACCTTCTCAATTTTATGTAGAAAGAAAAATTAATCCAAGCATTTTTATATATGCAACACCAAGTTCTAGTGTATCAAGTACGACTACACCAAGTAGTCATCAATTTTGTTTTTATTATTTATCTAAAATAGAAAACCCAGGAGCATATACAAATGTTTCCGATGTAGTAAATAGATTTTATCCATGTATGATGTCAGGTCTTGCATATTATTTAAGTATGAAATTTTCTCCAGAAAGAACTTTAGATTTAGAAAGAGTTTATGAAAGTGAAATGTTAAGAGCTTTAGATGCAGACAATCAAGGCACATCTACATTTATTTCTCCACAAACATTTTACGGAGATGGAGTAATGTCATAATGGGAGTTTTTGCAAGAGGTAAACAAGCATTAGCAATTTCTGATAGATCAGGATTAAGATTTCCATATACTGAAATGGTTAGAGAATGGAATGGATCTTTAGTTCATTACTCAGAGTATGAACCAAAGCAACCACAACTTGAACCAAAACCAGTAGGATCAGATCCACAAGCTTTACAAAATCCAAGAGTAGAAGAAGAAGCCACTTCACAATTAATTTTATTAAATAATAATCCTTTCGAAGTTGTAAATTATAGTGGTACAACTTATGTAAATGTTTATTCACTAGATCATCAAAGAGCAGCAGGAAGTAAAGTTAGATTAAGAGGACCAGCACAAGTAACAAGTGTTGGATCGGGTGGAGCAGATAAATTAAATTTACAAGCATTTGCTCCTATTAATGATATAGTAGGTGTAACAGATATAGATTCGGCAACTGGTTTTACAATTTCATTAGGTAAAATAGATTCATCTGGAAATATTACTGGAGCTACTACATCAGATTCTTTAACTAATCCAATTAGTTATTTTTACTTTGCAAGTGCAGATACAGCAACTACAAGTGGTGTAAAAGGTGGAGGACAAAATTGTTCAGCAGGACCTGTAACATTGGAAGGAATATAATATGGCATACACTTTAGCAAACTTACAATCAGATATTAGATCTTACACAGAAGTATCATCAAACGTTTTAACAGATGCAATTTTAAATACTCAAATTAAAAATACAGAAAATGCAATTTTAAGAGCAGTACCTACAGATCAAAATGCTCACTATGCGACATCTACTTTAATTACCGGAAATAGATATGTAACAATTCCACAAGATTTAAGATCTATAAATTATGTTCAACTTAAAGACACTGCAGGCAATCAATTTTTTTTAGAACAAAGAGATCCTAGTTTTATGGCAGAATATTATTCTACGCCTGGAACTGCAGCTGTAGATATTCCAAAATATTATGGTAATTGGGATGAAGAATTTTGGGTAGTAGCCCCTACTCCTAATCAAACATACGCTATAACATTAGCTTACAACAAAGAAGCACCAAGTATTACAGAAACAACTCCAATAAGTTATGCTACTTTAGGGACTTATCTGTCTAATAAATATCAGGATTTACTTTTGTACGGATGTCTGGTAGAAGCATTTGGATACTTGAAAGGTCCACAGGATATGTTACAATACTATCAATCGCAATATCAAAATGCGCTAACAACGTATGCAACTGAACAAATTGGTTACAGACGCAGAGACGAATATGAAGATGGCATGATTCGTCAACAATTAAAATCTAAATCGCCATCAAGTTACGGAACAAATTAATTAAGGAGAAAAAAATATGGCAAATGTAGTACCCTATGCTTTTAAACAAGGGATCCTAAAAGGACAGCATGATCTATCAGCTAATAATGCGTATTATCTCGCTTTGTTTACTAACGCTACACCTTACGACGAAAATAGTACAAGTTATACTTCTGCTACTGCAAATCAAGTTGGTACAAGTGGAACGGCTTATACAACGAATGGTTTAACGTGTGGTCAAGGAGTAGTGGCACAAACGGGAAATTATACAACAGTAGATTTTACAACTGATCCTACATGGACAGGTTCTACAATCACAGCAAGAAGCGGAGTGTTATATAAATATGTAGCACCTGGTGGAACAACAGCTAACCAATATCTAGTAGCAATTTTAGATTTTGGTGCTGACATTACTTCAACGTCTGGTGATTTTAAAGTTACTTTCCCAAGTCCAACAGCAGGAAGTCCTTCAGGATCTGGCGCTTTATTAAGTATAACTGGAAACCCGTAGGAATAGTTAATGGCATTAGTAATTAATGATAGAGTAAAAGAAACTAGTACAACATCTGGAGCAGGTGATTTTACACTTGCAGGTGCTTCAACTGGTTTTATAACTTTTAATAGTGGTATTGGAACTTCTAATACAACTTATTACACTATTCATGAACAAGGTACACCAAATTTTGAAGTAGGTTTAGGAACTCTTACAGGTTCTACAACTTTACAAAGAGATACAGTTTTAAGTAACTCTGCAGGTAACACTTCAAAAATAAGTTTCGGGACTAGTACAACTAAAGATGTATTTTGTACAATGCCTGCAAGTAAGTCTGTCTACTTAGATTCGACAGGAACACCGGTAGGAGCAGCAAGTAATGGTTTTGCATTAGCAATGGCCGTTGCATTATAGGAAATAAATTATGGCACAAGATTTTAGAAATGTATTAGTTAGAACAATTGGAACATCAGATACAACTCTGTTAGCGGGTGGAAACTACGATGCAGTGATCGGTATTAGATGTTGTAATATTTTAACATCAACTATTGCTGTTGACGTTAAAATTGCAAAAGGCGGAGCTGATTACTTTTTAGCAAAAGGAGTTTCAATTCCACCAAATTCTGCTATTGAATTAATTCAAGGCGGAGCTAAAATTGTTTTAGATAGTACAAATACTTTGGAAGCAGTTTCAGATACAGCTAGTAGCTTAGATGTAACTCTTTCATATATAGATACAATTAGTTCTTAGGAGGAATTATGACGGCAATAGTAAATGGAATCCAATACATTGGAGGGCAAACTTCTCCAAACGAATTTATACCCAATCAAGCGGCAACAATTGATGGAACTCAAACAATAGAGAATGCAGTTCTTGCAGGACCTCTTACTTTACCGGGTACAATTACAATAACTGGGACGGTAGTAATCGTATAATGTCAAAGATAGAAGTAGATGCAATAGATAAACAAAGTGGTTCAACCTTAACTTTAGGTGGATCGGGCACGGCTGTAACTTTAGCTGCTGGCGCTACTCAATCTGGTTTTGGTAGAACAGGGACAGTAGACTGGCAAACATCAATTAAAACAGGAGATTTTACAGCAGTAAGTGGCGAAGGGTATTTTATAAATACTACAAGTGGTACTATTACAATGACACTTCCAGCCTCTCCTAGTGCTGGAGATATTGTAGCAGTAAAAGATTATGCAAATACATTTGATACTAATTTGTTAACAATAAATAGAAATAGTCAACCGATTGGTGGTGCAGCTGAAAATGCTTTTTTAACAACAGAAGGAATTGCAGTTACACTAGTTTATGCTGATGCAACAAAAGGTTGGTTAACAACTGATTCAGCTTTACAATCAGAAGCACCTGGTGCTTTATTTGTAGTAGCAACGGGTGGTACCATAACAACTTGTGGTAATTTTAAAAGTCACGTTTTTACAGGTCCAGGAACTTTTACCGTTTCGTGTCAAGGTAATCCGGCAGGATCAAATTCAGTAGATTATTTTGTAGTAGCAGGTGGTGGTGGTGGTGGAGGTAGATCATCCTCAGGTGGTGGAGGTGCAGGTGGATTTAGATTATCAAATACTACTTGTATGCCTTCTCCTCAAACATCGCCTTTAGTAGCACCTAATTCACCAAGTCCCGCAGCTATTCCGGTTGCTGGAGGAGGTGCATTTCCAGTAACAGTTGGAGGTGGAGGATCTGGAGGTGCCGGACCTGCTAATCCATCAATAGGAGCTAGTGGAACTAATTCAACTTTTTCATCAATAACATCTGCCGGTGGCGGTGGTGGTAATTGTTGGCCAAATCCAGGACCATCAGCAGGAGGTGCTGGAGGATCTGGTGGCGGTGGTGGCGCAGGACCAGGGCCATCAGGACCTTTTGGTGTAGGTGGTGCTGGTAATACCCCTCCTACAACTCCTGCACAAGGTTTTAATGGCGGCACTGGTGGTGGTGCTGGTTGTGGTGGCGGCGGTGGCGGTGGAGCCTCTGCTGTTGGACAAGCTGGTGGAGCCCCAAATAGTAATACTGGTGGAGACGGTGGTGATGGATCTTTTGTAGTTCAAGCAGGATTTGCTGGGTGTAATGGAACACCAGGACCTGTATCTGGTGCTAGATATTTTTCTGGCGGAGCTGGAGGAAGAAGTGGTGAAGGTAATAGATCTGGTGGTGTTGGTGGAGGTGGTACTGGTGCTTCAAACAATTCTGGTATGACAGCCGGTGGAACTAACACCGGTGGTGGTGGCGGAGGATCTGGAGGAAGTGGTACTGGTGCAAATGGTGGATCTGGTATAGTAATAATAAGGTATAAATTTCAATAATTATGACAAGTACAATTAAAGTAAACAACATACAAAACCAATGCGGTCAAAACATCATTAACGAGAATAGTAATACTATTACTCTTGGCGCTAGTGGTGATACAATTGCTTTAGCATCAGGTGCATCACAAACAGGTTTTGGAAGAACAGGAACTGTTGATTGGCAGACAGCTTCAATTAAAACAACAACATTCACTGCAGCTAACGGCGAAGGATATTTTGCAAATACTTCAGGTGGAGCTTTTACAATGAACTTACCAGCAGGAACAGCAGGAAATATTGTATCTGTTGTAGATTATACAAACACATTTCAAACAAATAATTTAACAATTACACCTGATGGTTCACAAAAAATTGGTGGTGTCGCAGCTAATTTTACAGCAAGCACAGAAGGTCAATCTGTAACTTTTGTTTATGTTGATGATACAGAAGGTTGGAAAAACGTTCAAGATTCAACTTCTAATGCAATAGGTAATCCTAATTTGGTGGCAACAGGTGGAACGATTACAACTTCTGGAAATTGCAAAATTCATACATTTACAGGCCCTGGAACTTTTACAGTTTCTGCTGCATCTACTACCGCGGCCAATAACGTAGTATCTTATTTAGTTGTAGGTGGAGGAGGTGGATCTCATTCTGACAATTCAGGTGGTGCAGGTGCTGGTGGTTTTAGAGAACTTGAATCTCCAACAACTCCTTACACATCTAGCCCTTTAGATGGTTATCCATCTGCACCTAATAGAATTACAGTAACAGCACAAGCTTATCCAATTCAAGTTGGTGGAGGAGGTGCAGCAACTCCAACTCCAGGAGCAGATAATAGTGATGGTACTCCTTCTATATTTTCAACAATCATAGGAGCAGGTGGTGGTGCTGGTGAGTGTCAAGGAACAAATGGTAGAGCAGGTGGATCAGGTGGTGGAGGAGGTGCAAGAGGTACTAGTGGTGGAGCAGGTAATACACCTCCTACAAGTCCTTCTCAAGGAAATAATGGTGGCGCTGGTGCTCCCCCAACAGGCGGTGGAGCTGGAGGTGGTGGAGCTGGTGGAACAGGTGGATGTGGACAACCAGATGGTGGCGGTGGTGGTGCAGCTGGTGTTACAACTGAAATTACAACAAGTCCAGTAGTTTATG